TTCCGTATCATTTTATGCATTTTGGTTTTCTTTTCATCTTCCTTTTCCCACTTGTCTTCGTCTTTGATGTACATCGTCTCTCTCTTTTTATCCGTGCAATGAATCGGTCTTTCACTAACATCCAAGGCATTCAATTTTTTAATAATAATATTGGATATTCCTTCTACATATCCCAGTTCCCCTACATTTTCCAAGTCACTCAACTGCAGTTGGAGAGAATTGATAAAGTCCGTAATGTTCATGGCATTCTTGCAGGTTTCGTTTAAAAAGAACTGCAAATTGAAGGACTTGTTATGGGAGTTACTATTGTTGGTGATTGTATAGTTACCAGTATTTTTGACAAATTCAATCATGTTCTTATGTTGATCCATCAGCAAATGTTTAAATTCCGAATTTTCCTTCATCAAATATTTGATTAACTCTTCCGTATCCCTTGCTTGTTTCTCTTCCTTTATCGCTGGATCTACATATGTACAGATTTTTTTGTGTCGATAATACCCGCTTTCATATTTATATAAATTGCCGCATTTACATAAGAATGATTTTTTTTGCAACTTTTCACTATCATTTTCTACCATTTTACTACCATTTCCTACCATTTTGTGTTTATCAGTTAAAGTGTGTTTCTCGAGACTACTCTTACGTGACGTAGAATAGTCACAAAAATCGCATTTAAAAATTTGCAACTTTTTTGCAACTTTTTGCAACTTTTTGCAACTTTTTTGCAACTTTTTGCAATTATTTTTGGGACAGACGATAAAATTTTCGTTTATTTTATAATCTTCTGACGTTATACAATGCAAATTATACGGATTTGTTGTAGCTACATCATTATTTAAAATAGTTTTTAATAGTTCAAAATGCTCCAATTCCTTGACACGTGCTTCCGAGTGACTTTTACAATTGTATTTTGCAAGTTTTAACATGACCCAATTTTCCCAACCCCCATTTTCCCGAATTACTTTATATATTTTATCATTACAATTTAAATTATTACACGATGTTTTGTGTAAATATTTTCGCTTAATAAAATTTGTCGTGTGGCCAATATAAACGTCACGAAGATTCGCATTTTTGCAATATATTTTATAAATAATGGTGTTGGAATAGTCTATTTCATTTTTTGGCATTCTATATATTATGTTTTCAGATTTTTTTGAGACAATTTGTCCTAAAATGTCCCAAAATGTCCCAAAATGTCCCAAAATGTCCCAAAAATAAAAAAAAAGTTATGCTAACAAAACGAAAATTATTTTTTTGGTAGTCGCACCATAAAATTCAATTATGGTCACAATGGCTGGCTTTTTGGGCATGAATATTCGCCCTTTCGGTTTTTGGACATTTTTTTTGTCCATTTTTGAAAATCCGAAAAAACTTTCCCACAAAAATTTTGGAGAGAAAAAAGAATATATGGGAAAAAGGACTTAAAGAACCAATGGGAGGCCAATTGGGGCGGCACTTGATAACCGAATTGAATTGCGAAACAGATACATCATATATGGTCACAAACATATGTTTCCGTTTTAAAAAATATATTTTATTCATACATAGAATATATTATTTTTTTTGCATCCTGTATTTCCTGGTATAAAGCTTCCTGGTATACTTTTTACGATGGTTTTTATTTTTTATTGTTTTTTGTTGAGAGAGAAGAGTTATTTTTTTAAATAATGTTTGTAAATATAGTTTCGGAAATACCTTTTTCCGGTTCATATTTTTTTCTATATTATGAATATTGACTTGTATTTTGGGCGTATATTCTTTTGGTAATTTGTTTATATAATTCACTGACGATGTATGATGTATATCGGAATAATAGTCAAATATTTTGTCTGTCATATTGTATACTAAAATGCCAGTAGTACTCACATACTTGGATTCCTTTCCGTTTTTATTTTTTTTGCTTACAATGCCGTCCCGATACGGATGAAAACGTGGATCTATGTTTGTATAATTCGTATTGAGTATATCCAATACATCATCGACACGATGAATGGGATGATGTTTCATTTCATAATCCGTTATTTCTCTCCTTAAAAAAGAAGAAACAAAATGATGACCAATGCGACGGACTTTACCATGTATTCCATGATTGGTAATGACAATACTATTATTTCCATCTAATTTGTGTAAGAAAAAATATTTTTGTTTTTTATCTTTATATTTTTCAGAATGGAAAACATCTTGATCGATACATAATAAAGTATGTCCTGAAGACAATGGGTAAAATTTTTTGTCCAAAAAAAATGTATGAAATTTTTCTTTAAAAAGAGGATCTATGAATACTTCATAATTTTGAGTTCCTTTTATTTTACTTTTGTCCAATGTTTCTAAATAGTGTGGATTTTTTTTCACTTTTTGAATGATGGATTTATTATTATCGTCTTCTTTGGAAATAGAAGAGTTGACGATACCTATACCAAATTCATTCATCCCTTCTTTCCATCCAGTCAATAAATCATGGATATACACGACTTCGACTCCATTCACTATTTCTTGCACGATTTCTATTTTCGGATCATAGACACGATCTCTATTTTTAATAAGATATTGTTTTCCATTGATTTTTGTATAAATAATCACGCACATATACATATATTGTATTATTTTTTACAAATTGTAAAAATTTATCTTGCATACAAAAGCGCGGCATTTCCTGAAGTGAAAACGACCATATTTTGCCTCTCTTCAATCAAATACATGTTAAAATTGTAATCATAAATGCGCCAGGTGGGCTTGTTGATACCGACAATATCCCCCGTTGCTGGATCGCAAATGGTCAGCACTTGTGCATAAGGGTCTACCGGTGGGCTGATGGTTGTCATTTCAAATTGAATATTGGTAAATCGACTCATGTTCATGGCTCCACTTGGCTGATTTTGAAAGGGATCGGTATGCAAACAAAAATTATAACAAAACAATCCAGAAGGAGCATTTCCAGTAGTTCGCACATATTTTTCAACGTAATTGTAAACACCCGCGTCTAAAATATTCTCTCTATATTGACCATCCAACAATATACCAAGGGCAACCAAAATGTCCTTCACGTTCTGTGGGTTATATACGCCGGTAACTGCCAATCCACTGAGTGTGCCATCTGGGTTTAAACCGGGACCTAAAAGCGGATACAAATTTTTATTGGAACCCGGATTGACTACATCGCCTGCAGTAGACGCCGGTACTATGTCTTGCGGCATATAATTATAGGGCCAGTTTGTATAATTCGACCACTCGTTACGTAAATTGGCGTCACTTCGCTGAAAATAAAACATCCAGCTGATGACCATACCCATGGAATCCAAGTTGATCGTATTTTGACCAGTCACATTATAAAAGGGTTTTTCATAAATTTGCTTCATTAAATAGGTTTGCTCATTTTTGGCAAACACTTCTGCTTCATCGTTGGAGAGAAAACAATAGGTGCAATTTAAGTTGATATCTGCGTACCATAAAGCTCTTGTATCTATATAAGAATTGGGACCAAGTGTCTCATCGGGCGGCGTTTGTAAAAATCTGTACAATTGCATGTAGGATTGATTGAAATTGGGTGCAACCACCGGAAAATTATTTGCGTAATCCATCACATCGCGAATAGTGAACCACTGATTAATAGGTCGAAAGGAGACATTGATTTGTAATTCGTTATATTGCAGTGCGACTAAAGGGAAGGCTTGAAACGTGGACAAATTAAACCAGGCACCTAGAGGAATGTACAAGGTGCGACCATTGATGGAAGGCTGTGCGCCGGCGGGACTGGGTGTATAATAAGCATTTGGATAAGAATTGACACGGGCGCCAGAATTACCAGGGTCATTCAACTCGGCAACATTGCCAGTCATTTCATTAAATAGGGCTAATTTTTGACTATCAAAATCTCTGAGAGCCGATGCTAATATGTACTGCCCGGAATATTGTTGTAGCTGTTGGTTGCCGCAATTGATGGTAATTTGGCTGATGATTTGGGCGCCCAAATTTGGTATCCATTTGAATTCATAGGGTGCCCAATCCGTCGTGATAGTAGAGCCGTCTTGTTGGAGAACATTTTGCGGCGGCATAATAGGACTCCAAATGCTGGGTAGCGTGACACAAATGTAGCAATCCATTAGTAAATCGGCATATCTCTTTACAACAAATGTAAAAGTGCTTTCGGTAGTAAGACTTAGCGCGGGTGAACCTGTATAATCGAGACGAAAATTTTGTTTACCAAAATTGGTAAATTTTTTAAAAGTTGTTTTCCAGAACGTTTTACTGGGATTACCATTTAAAAGAATATTCTGTTGACCTATTGAAACTAAATTTAAGAGACCACCTGCCATACTAAGTATATACTATATAAATTTTTTAATTCTTAATATAATTTAATTATTTATTTCATTTTTAAAATAATATAATATAGTAGACTATGAATTCATCTTTAACAACTATACAAGATTCCACCGGAAGGTCCTTAACGAATCTTTGGGAAAAATCAAAAAAATTAATATCCGATTTGGACGAACAATTTCAGACCTATTTGATGTTTATGTTAATATTTATTATTGTATTTATATATTTGGGATATTTAACTTATTTGGCTGGATTACAGCAGCGTGAATGTACTTACATGGATAATTTATATTCAGATGTAGATGGTTATATTGCACCCATCAACAAAACAAACACTGATTTTTCACAACATTTATTTGATTACTATATTAAAAGCGCTTTCAATGCATGCTCTGGAGGCAGTTATAAAAATGATTATGTAGACATTTGTAATTTAAAAGCAATTATAAAACAAGGGGTTCGATGCTTAGATTTTGAAATTTATTCATTAGACAGCGAACCGGTAGTGGCTTCTAGTACTTCAGATAGTTATTATGTAAAAGAAACCTTTAACTCGGTCCCTTTTTCAAAAGTAATGGAAACGATTGATGGGTATGCTTTCGCTAATGGAACGTCTCCCAATCCGACAGACCCCATTATTATTCATTTAAGAATAAAGAGTACTATTCAAGAAATGTATACAAAATTAGCATCCATATTTAGCAACTATAAAAGAATGTTGGGATATAGTTATAGTTATATCAATACGGGAAAAAATATTGGCATGGAGCCATTATTAAAGTTTCAAGAAAAAATCATTTTAATTGTAGATAGCTCGAATGATGCATTCTTACAAAATGAGGATATTTGTGAATATATCAATTTAACCAGTAATTCTATTTATATGAGAGGATATACTGAATATGAAATCAAAAATAATCCTGATATAGATGAACTCACTGAATTTAATAAATCGGGGTTCAGTATCGTTTTTCCAGATAATGGGAAAATAAGTCCTCCGAATCCAAGTGGTCTCATGTGTAGAACCTATGGATGCCAAATGGTAGCCATTCGTTACCAATATGTGGATAATTATTTACTGGAAAATGAGGAGTTTTTTAATAGAGCGGGTTCGGCTTTTGTATTGAAACCACTTGCATTGAGATATCAACCCCTTGAAATACAAAAACCTGAAGAACAAGACCCCAGTAACGACTATGCTTCACGTAATGTTCAAACGGAATATTATGATTATACAATTTAAAGGATCCGTTTCTCCGTCTCTTTATAACCATCCGTTTCTCCGTTCCTTTATAACCATTCCATTAGAGGTATATCCGAAATCAAATACTTGTTTATTATTTTTTGTGTCAGCAACCGATATACCATGGTTTGTCGATAACTCAGAAACATTTTGTATTCATTGATAAAAGCTTGCAACCTGAAAATAGGTGTCCAGCCATCACCGCAATAAATAGAATGACAGCACAAACAACTCATTCCGTAGCATGTGTTCAAATCTTGCATTGTTTTTGGAGACTGAATCTTTAAAAATTGATGATAGTTCTTATTATTGATACAAAATTTGGTAGGAGGTTTAAATGGATAGTTGGATGCAACAGAGAAATGAAATACATCTGATTTGCCGCGTTCTACAATAGTAATCAACAACTCATCATAGTTTGGACGATATTCCACGTGAATATACGCGTTGGAACTCGCATATTGTTTTAACTCGCTAAGAAGCCTTCTCGAACAACTAGTAGTAGATATTTTATTTATTTCATTTAAAATGTCATCACATAAACATGGGTCCATCGTATTGTAAATACGTATACTATTTTTATTTATAAAAAAATCAATTTTTTATAAATTTATTATAAATTTTTTATAATTTCCTGATAAGTATTTTATCTCATCAGTATGTAGGAATCCCGATGAAAAATAAAAATGTATGTAAAGGCTTGACGTTTGAAGACTGCGAATTAGCAATATTACGTATGGCAGTAGATAAGGCAGAAGAAAAAATGGGCAAGCGTGTTGTCAACTCGGAAGACATTCAAAAAATAATTAAAATCGTGGAAGATTTTATTCAGAAAAAAAACTTGATTTGTTATGGTGGCACGGCCATTAATAATATATTACCATCTGACGATCAATTTTACAACAAAGAAGCGGAAATTCCTGACTATGATTTTTTTACAACCAATGCATTAGAAAACGCCAAAGAGTTAGCAGATATTTATTATAAAAGTGGGTTCACCGATGTAGAAGCCAAATCGGGTATTCATGAAGGAACCTATAAAATATTTGTCAACTATATTCCAGTGGCTGACATTACCGATATTGCAAAACCAATCTATAATGCGATGAAAAAAGACGCCATTCGTGTAAATGGTATACTATATGCACCTCCTAATTTTTTGCGCATGAGTATGTTTTTAGAATTATCCAGACCCGCAGGGGACATTAGTCGATGGGAAAAAGTATTGAAACGAATTTCTTTGTTAAATAAAAATTACCCACTCACTTCTATTCATTGTCATCAAGTAGAATATCAAAGAGAAATGGAAAATATAGAGAAAGAAGAAGAAATTTATGAAAATGTGAAAAATACATTTATCAATCAAGGTGTCGTATTTTTTGGTGGGTATGCGGTGTCCTTATATTCACAATATATGCCCAAAAAAATGCGCATACACTTTAAAAAAATTGCCGACTTTGATGTGTTGTCGAATGACCCAGAAACGACGGCTCAAATCGTAAAAGAGCGATTGAAGGATATTGGAATTCAAAACACAAAGATCATTCAAAGAGATCCGGTGGGGGAAATGGTTCCGTTGCATTACGAAATTCGCATTGGAAAGGATACCATTGCTTTCATTTATAAACCTATTGCGTGTCATAGTTATAACATTCTCAATGTGAAAAAGCAAAAAATAAAGGTCGCCACCATTGACACCATGTTAAGCTTTTATTTGGCGTTTTTGTATGCAGATAAACCATATTATAACCAATTTTTAGAGAGAATCTTATGTATTTCTAAATTCTTGTTTGATGTGCAACAAAAAAATAGATTACAGCAAAAAGGATTGTTACGCAGGTTCAGTATTACTTGTTATGGACATCAGTTGTCTCTGGAAGAAATACGCGCTCAAAAAGCCGAAAAATACAAGGAGTTAAAGGAAAAAGGGGATAAAGAAGAGTTTCAAAAGTGGTTTTTAAATTATAAACCAGATGACATACAAAAAAAGAAAGAAAAAGAACAAAGCTTCAAAAAAACAAAACAAACCAAAAAAAAGAGTAAAAACAATAAGACACAAAAGAAAAAATCAAAAAACAATTATTTACAACTATATGGTTAGAAATCAGATCTTCTATCACGTGTGTCATTTATATTTTCTTGAAAGTGTACTTGCTTTTTAGAATATATAAAATGTTTATATATGAAATATCCTACAAGAGCCAATAAAAAGAGTCCAATTGCTATGTAAAGATAAAAATTATCATCTACGTCTATTTGAGAAGGTATAGACTCGGATATAGAGTCCGGTATAAACTCGGATATAGAGTCCGGTATTGACTCCGTTATAGACTCGGATATAGACTCTGGTATTAAATCCGTTATTGACGCCGTTATTGACGCCGGTATTGACTCCGTTATTGACGCCGGTATTGATGACTCCGTTATAGTCTCTGGTAAAGAAGAGATCATTTCATTGACTGCAGAAATATTAGATAAAGAAAATGCTAAATCAGAAATATCCATAGAATCCATATAAATAAAAGAATTATTTATATTTCTTTTATTTAAACTCAATGTCTATAAACAATATTTGGTGAGTAATATAATAAAAATATCATGACAAACCTTTGATGTTATTTTATAAACAATATGATCATTATACGAGTTAGGTATGTATTTTTTCAAAAAATGTAAAATATAGAAAAATTTACAAATTATTTTTTCTATAAAAAGTCGTATATGAAAACGTGTACTATTTACAAAATTCCATTCATTCACACAGCTACACATGGATGATTCCGATTGTTTTATTAAAAAAGTATACATATCCACTAATCCAAAAAGAACACGATGAAAATTAGACGTTTCATTTTTTATATTTATTATATAAGATAATTTATCTAGTCCACATAGATCTAAAAAAACAATTTTTTTACGAGAATGTTTTTTAAATATATATGGGTTCAGTCCATCTATATATTTATTTTGATATGCAAATGTACCATCTATTAAATAAGGGAAAAAACTAGAACGTATTATTGTATTTATAAGGTCATCTTCATTTTGATAGGTTCTTTTTACTTTTGAAACACCCTTTTCAATATTATTATATTTGATATATAATTTTTTATTTATTATAGTACAAACATCCGCAGGAATTTTATTTTTTAAATGTTCTTTTAGTTGCATATATTTTTCTAAATGTTGTGTTTCTTTAAAATGGTTGGCAAACATTTCATATAAAGTGTTTACAATTTCTAACTGATCAATGAAATATAAAAATCCCAACAAAGATCCAATACTACAACCAGAAATTCTTTCCACTTTTATATAGTTTCGTTTTTCCATTTCTTTCAATAAAAATAAGGCACCAATCAAATAACTACCATTAAATACACCGCCATCTAGAACTAAATCGATGACCATTGGTTTTTCAGTATTTTTAAATTGTTCTGGTAAATTATTTATAAAGATATCGATGATTTTAGATAATTCATGATCAGACATAGTAAATAGATAGCAAAAAATATAGAATGGTAAACGAAAAACACTTATACTTTTTTATTTTGCAACAACCTTTTCATAAACTCTTCTTCCTCTTTGTATGTGACATATATATTTATCAACTCCGCAGGAGAGTAAAAAAATTCTTTCACTTTGTTTAATTTTTTATTATCGATTTTCTTTTTAAACAAATGAAAATACATTTCAGAAATAGTATTATGACTCGCATTGCTCAACTCGTGTGTAATGTCGATTCTTCCTGGACGTATTAAAGCAGAGTCTAATTGATCATAGTGATTCGAAGAAATGATCAAGATACGGCCAGGTGTCTCTCGAATACCATCCCATAAATTTAGTATATCATCCAATGTAATCGGCTGTTCTGTAGATAGGGTAGAAGGTTTGGTTTCGCATATACTTTCAATCACATCCGTGACACTGATGGTTTGCAACGATGGACATTTTTTTTGAAATGTCTTTTTGGAATTAGAAAAAATATGTTTTTTTCGATCCAAAATAATATCTCCAATACAATCAATGTCTTCAAACACTATAATTTTTTTATCAAAGGTAATACTATTTTTTTCATTCGAACCATGATAGGTATTTTCAAAAAAGAATTGTTCCAGTTGAGACTTTGTAGTGATCATTTTTAATGACATCACTACTATATGTCTTCCTGTAAAGTTGGCGAGAGCTTTTATGAAAGAAGTTTTACCAGTTCCGGGCGGACCATGTAGACCAATACCCAAAGAATAAGGAATGCCCGTTTCATAATACCACTCCTTGTTTTTCAAAAAGAAATCTATTTTAGAAAGCAACTCTTGTTTGCCGTCAAAAAATATATTTTGAAATGTGCGTGCACTTTCGAAAATGTCTTCGCGCCAACAACTTAATTTACATTCCTCTTCACTACACTTCACTTTATCTAAAAAATAAATAAATCGTTTGTTCAAGCGGTTGTTTTTAATGGAAGTCAAATAATTGCATGTAATGTCATCCACATAATGTTTCAAATAAGCAAGGGAATGTACATAAGAATAAATAGAAATGGTGATTTTATCGGTTTTCGTTTTCACCTTTTCTTTTTCGTCGTTATCATCTTCTTGTTGTGTTTCCGTTTTTACGAAAATATTTTTATCAATAGTAAAAGGACTATGTTGATTTACCATAAAAATATCCATGGCTTTCCGTTTGTCTTCGGAATTGGACTCAGAGGATTGAAAATTACTATGTGTTTCTTTAATTTTGTATATGGTATGGTTTTTATCAATGTTGGAAATAATATAGTTCCATAGGGCCTTAAAACGATCGCTATAAACGGAAGTGACATTATAGGTTACGCAATAATTGGACGTAATACAGCTTTTTCTACCTTCAATAATAATGGTATTTTTTTTGAAAAAACAGCTTTTGATATCGTCCATCGTAAACGATTGTACAATCCTATAGATACCATAATCATATATATACGTGACCGCAAAACCAACGATACTAATCATCATTGTAGATAGTATGGCATCATATACAGGATGACCCGTTTTCACAAAATTGAAAATAAGAATCTTTGTGACATCTTTATAATTTGCGTAAAATAAACTCATAAAATCTAACATAACGGAGCTACATAACTACTTCAATATATATTTAAATCGTTTACATATATTGAATACAACACTAAAACGCACTAAAACGCACTAAAACGCATTGAAATATTGCGATACTTTATTAAAAAAATAAAACAGCAGTCCAAAAAGAATACTTGTAAATAAAAACCCATGGATGTTTAAATTCCCATCTACTGAAAACAAGACTGGAAAATATTGAAACAAAAACTTTCTGAAAAATGGCAACTGAAACAAAAAATACAAGACCGCAATCAACAACGGCGTTTGTATTTCATTGTACATATGATCTAAAGAATCACTCTTTGGATACGCATTTACCATGTCG